CCATTAGTTTCCTGGAAGTAATAATATACCTATTCTGTATAGAGATGGACAATTTGGAAGCCGTTCACATAATGGTACTGACGCTGCTAATGCAAGATATATCTTTACCAAGATGGAACCGTTGACACCGTTGTTATTCAGAGAAGAGGATGATGTTTTATTGGAAAAGGTTTTTGACGATGGTGATGAAGTTGAACCACTATTTTATGTTCCAATTATTCCAATGGTTCTAGTAAATGGTGCGATTGGAATCGGATCGGGATGGAGTAGTTCAGTGCCATCGTACAATCCATTAGATTTAATAGAATGTATTGAAATTTGGTTAAAAAGAGATGGAAATATAATCGTGACAGACCCGTCTGATAATTCAGTGGTATCATATTTACCAGATTTAGTACCTTGGTATAGAGGATTCAATGGAACAGTTGAAAAAACAAAGGAAAAGAATGATACAACTTTTATAACTCATGGAATTATTGATAAGGATAAAAATAAATGCATTGTTTCTGAAATACCTATTGGAATGTCTACAGATAAATTTAAAGAAATGTGTGAGGATTGGATGGTTGATAAGAAAATAAAGAACTTTCAAAATTATTCGACACCTAATCAAGCATATTTTGTTATAACTGAAAGTGATGATGGATTTAGTTGCAATTTAAAAAATATGAAGCTTCACTCCTACCTCTATACAAGTAATATGGTTTTATTTAATGAAAAAGAACAACTGAAGAAATATACAATAGAAGAAATTATAAATGAATTTTGTATAATGAGATATCATTTGTACAAGAAGAGAAAATCTCATATGATTTCTATAATGGAAAAGGAGCTTCGACATTTGTTTAATAAGGCTCGTTTTGTGGAAGAAGTTATTTCAAAGAAATTAAATATAATGAATGTTGAAGAAACAGTAATTGTTTCAAATTTAGAAAAATCGGGTTATGATAAAGAAAATGAAAAGAAGAATGATGACGATGATGAAAGTGGTAGTAGTGGAGGGTATAATTATCTTTTGAAAATGCAAGTAAGAACTTTCACATCGAATAAAGTAAAACAGTTGAGAAGTGAAATAGAAGATAAAAATAATAAATTGCAAAAATTGAAGTCAACCAGTGAGAAACAATTATGGTTAAATGATTTACAAGAATTTAAGAATGAGTATAGTAAATGGTTAAAAATAATGGAAATACCACCATTGAAATTAAAAACAAAAAATAATAAGAAAAATAAGACTTAAATAAGTAAAGTGAGTATTTCAGGAAAAAATGATTTTAAATCAAATTTATTGATTTAAAATTAAAAAAAATGTTTGAATTGATTCCGGACGAATTAAATTTTAAATTGGTTGAGTATTTAGATTTGAAAAGTTTAAAAAAACTATTTCTTTGTAATAAATATTTTTATCTAACTTTGAGAAAACAAATACAAATAATTGCGTCTAATATAATAAAACGTTTTTTTAAAAAAATAGAAAAACCTATACAATTGGAAATGATTGAAGAAGAAGACGAAATAAAATTGACTGTGAAAGACTGGGTAAAAATGTACTATTATTATTACCCTAAGTATTTACTTAAAAAACAGTTGGCTTTAATAATTCGTAAAATTGGATATTTTTTTGGTTCTAAAAGAACTGAAGATATGAAAAAAATATGTAATAAATATTCACATTTGTCATCTAGATATATATTAGTTAAATGTATTTCTTATATGTCAAAAGAAGAAATTGAAACAATTGGATGGTAAAATAACCGACTTCATTTAATTTAACTGCTTGAAAAAAATAATATGTGTCGGTAATGCCATATCATCATCTGGCGCAACAAAAATTGATCCAGCCCAACCTGGCTGTGATAATGCACCACCTGAATGTCCAGCCGGAGATTTCATTTTTTTTGAAGGTGATACTAAATGTTGAAATCTATGCTGAGTTTCAGGTTCATATTCAGGTTTATTTTGTATTATAGAACTAAAATGTCTACCTATTCTATATGTTGTGTCTTTGGTAATACCTAAAACAACTTGATTTAAAAGCATTACACCTATTCCATTACGCTGGATTTGAGAATATTCACTTGCAACTACAGCTGATGGAGAGAAATAATTTCCTTTGCCATATTTAGCACGTTTACTTAAATTTTGTTTGTAACCTTCTTCAACTATAGGTTTAATTGCATTTAAAGTTGTTCCGTGAAATAATGGTGTAACTCTACATGCATCTGGATCTCCTAATTCACTTAGAATTTGCATAAATTTTTTATCAAATCTTTCAATGAGCATTGGATTGTTTACTTTAAAAATGTCTTTAATTATTATAATTCTATCAGAATGGTAATGGAAACCTTGTCTAGTTGATAATTTTTTAAAATTATCCCCTTCTACTAGTGATTTAATCATATTAAATTCAGGGTCAGTTTCTTGTAATTTTTCGTAAGAGACAGAATATGAAGGTAGATTCGAAATAATTTTTTTCCCCGGACTAGTAGGGAGGATGAAACTTGAACTAAATTCTTCAATTATAATTTTTAAACTCGGAATATCCATACCAAATAAAATTTGAGAATATGTTGACATTATTCGAATATTTCCTAATTCAAAAAGTTCAATCATTTTTTTAGCAAATGTAATTATAAATTTTTTTACATAATCATTTCTTGATTTTAACAAGTGTATGTTCCTAACTATATAATCAAACATTTCAATAGTTTTTTGAGTTCTAGTTTTTATTCCTGATGTTTTTTCTATATCTGAAAGAAAACCATTAATTTTATTTGAATAATCAAGACCAATTATTTTATCTGGATACTTATAATAATTAGAATCGAGGCTGATATGTTTTCCACGACTAATTTTTAATGACCTTTGTTTTATTTTTTTTGGTAATGCAATAACATTAGAGCGTTTTATACCTGTTGTTACAAATTGTTTAGGAGAATTTGGATTTACTATATTTGAAGGTGATTTTGATGAAATTCTATTTTTTAAGCATATTTTTGTTTTAATGTGATTTTTCCAAGAATTATGACTAACATGCCTACCACAAAATTTACATTCTACAGTAAAAATAAAAATTCCACTTACATATTTTTTATTTATTATCTTATTTCCATTTTTATCATTAGAAATTGTCGGTGATGATACTTGTGAAGTTGAAGTATAAGAAGGTGATGTTGGAGAATAAGAAGGTGATGTTGGACCACGATAAGGTGATGTTGGAGAATAAGAAGGTGATGTTGGACCACGATAAGGTGATGTTGGAGAATAAGAAGGTGATGTATTTTTTTGACTACTAAAAGATGTTTGTCTTTTAACTCGACTTAATTTTATTTTCGGTGAAACTTTTTTTATATTAGAAGGAAGATAAGGACGTAATGATGAAGGATTGAAGGAGGGACGTATCGTTGGAGAATAATTGTAGTAGTATAGAGGAGAATATTGAGGAGAAGGTTGAGGAGAATATTGAGGAGAATATTGAGGAGAAGGTTGAAAAGACAAACGTCTTTTAATTGGACTTGATTTTTTTTTCGGTGAAACTTTTTTCAATTTTGATGTTGAAAAATTTTGAATTGAATATTTGATTTTATTATCTAAAAGACGTCTTAAATAATTAGCATCGTATCTTCTGATTGAATCTAATAAATCTTTTCTTAATTTTAAAGTTTTAATAGATTTTTTAGGTGATGGTGTATCAACGATTCTATTTCTTCTTCTTCTATTTTTATTTACTATCGGGGTATCTTCTTCATCATCTGAATCAACAATTCTATTTCTTCTTCTTCTATTTTTATTTACTATCGGGGTATCTTCTTCATCATCATCATCTGAATCAACAATTCTATTTCTTCTTCTTCTATTTTTATTTACTATTGGTGTTTCTTCGTCGGGAGAACTCATAATACCGCCATCTTCCGTTTTATTTTTCGTTTCTTCGTGAATTATCAATGAAAGATTCTGATTAAATCTTAAATCTTTTTGTTTTTCTAAACATTCATTATTTGTTTGTTGATGATAAATCAAATTGTTTTTATTGACAAGTTGGTAACAAAAAATACAATTTACTTGCCCAAAATGTCTAACTTGAGAGACAGGTGAATTTAATAATTCATTGAAGAATTTTTTATTATTATCCATACTTCGACTGACACTTCTTTTTTTTATAGATTTATTCAACTTCAAATTTTTTTTAGAAGATTTTCCTTTTTTTTTACTTTTTTTCACAATTTTTTTTTTTCGAAATGCACTACTCATTTATTTTTATTATATAATATTTTTTTTTCGTGAATAAAAAAAATATTATATTATCGTTCAAACAAAAAGAAATATTATAAATCCAAATGAAGGAATATAAAGCTGATGTGTTCATAGCATTTTTTATAAGGCAATTTATTTATACAATCTTTTCAAAAATTGTGACCACATTTTTATTATATCTATATTATGATAGTATTTATTGGTTCATTAAATTGTATTATCGAACATTTCTTTTATAAATGAATTTCATTATAATACCAAATAAACAAAACGCGATTAAAATATTTAAATATAAACTACTTTTATTACTTTTATTCTTTTTACAACTTATTAAAACCTTAAAATCTTCTTTTAGTAAATTAAAAATTATGGATGATAACTCTCCTGAAATTAGTTTTGAAAAATCAGGCCATGATTCTGGTTTATATAAATAATCTTTTTCAAAAGACGTAATATTTTCATTAGTTTTTTTTTCAAGCATAATTTTTTCGTAACTTGTAAGTTTATATCCATTATCCTTTACACCCCATAAACTTCTTATAATAAAATCATCAAAATTATACAAAATGGGGTATTCAAGAAATAATCTTATTCCGGGTAATATTGGAAATCCACCAAAAACATTTTCTTCAATCTCACAATGATTCACACCTCTTAAAATTTTAAAATAACCTTTATTACCCCAATCTTTACCCCAAGTATTACAAACATTCCAGTATTTTTTTCCATTTTCTTCACCCCAACCAATTATAATAACTGAATGTCCATAATCATTTATTTGTTCCGATTTATTATCCCATTCATAGATTCCTTGACCATCCCAGAATAAAAAATCTGCAAAAATATTCATTACAGAACATACAGGACCCCAATGATATATATCTCTTCGAATATTATATTCACTACCATGTTCAAATTTAATATTTTTACTTATGGTTCCTGGAACATAATAATATCCAGAAATTCGATGACTTACCATTTCATTTTCATTTTTATTCGGACACTTGTCATAACTTTCACCGAAAAGTTGTACAGATGAATATACATTTTCTGATAAAGAATCTTCGGCACAACTACTTTCACATACTCCATATCTATATAAATATTGCCATGCATCAATTAAACTACCAACAGTGGGTTCTATAATATTTGTTTTTAGATTTTGTGTTCTTGAAAAATCAAATGGTCGTTTATTTTCACTCATTTCTTTTTTTATATCCTCCCAAGTTAGTAATTTATTTTGATCATTATTTTGACAGAAAATCATTTTGGATGGCGAAAAATTTAATTTATATTTACCTTTTGTATATATGGACAATCTAGAAGATAAAACAAACAATGTTGTAAATACCCAACAAGAAATACAAGAATTTTGATTTGGAACATCAACTAGATATTTTTCCCAAACATTTTTTCCATCGAATTCATTAGGAACGTTTATAGAAGAAGAAAAAGAATTATTATTATTAATTAAATTTAGCTCGGAAATTTGTTTTGTAGTCCTTTCGTTAGAAAGTAAATAGGTTCCAAATTTTTTTACAATGGACATTTTTTTATTTACAGAAAATATTTTTCTAAATATATAAAATGAAAAATTTACGTTACTTTTTTTGTTTTCCACAGGGAGGTTTCAATGATTTTTGTCAAATTATTTGGAATTGCTTAGAATATTGTATAAATTTTAATAGAATTCTTGTTATTGACACTCGTTATATAATAACTTTTACAGCCGTTTATTTTAAAATGGGACACTCAATTTTTAACTCAAAATAGCACTTGAATAAATTTTATATTTTCTTTAAATTTTAAACTGAATAAAAGTTTAAAATTTGTTTTTAATTATTTAAAAATAAAAAAAAATTGATTTTTATTTTTTTTATTTATTATCATAAGAAAAAATGAAACCACCAGATGATGAAATAAAAGATAGTTTTAAATCAGTAAAAATGACTTTAAATAGTATATGTTCTAATGATTTACTAAAAAAAAGAATAAACGAGTTTGTTTTGAACGCAAATAAAATTATGTTTGAATCATATTGCCTTGCTAATTTACATATAATTAAACTTGTCAACCAAAAAAAACCAATACCTATTTTAAATCAAGATTTTTTCCAACACTGTTCCCAAATGGTTAGTTTCCAATACAAAAGAAAGAATAATGTTCCTAACGACCTTGAATTACATGATACTTTCAATACATATAATTCTTGTAGACCAAATGGTTTTCTACCTGGATTTAAAGATAATTTTGGGGCTATAATAAATTATATATCGAAGGACATGTATATATCTACTACAAATCATTTAGTTCTTAACTTTTATAATCGACTAAGAAAGTATATTATAACAAAATATGATTTAACAGGAGAACAAACATATAAAATAATAAAAGAAATATATTCTGATGAAAAGTATATTGGTTGTAATATTATTATCCAAAAATGGAAAGATAAATTAAATAATATACCACCTACCTCTCTTAACGTTAAGAAAAATCCATCTTTTATAATATATGCTTATAATGAAATACTTAATTACTTTAATAAACATAATTCAGACCCTAAAAATAAGGAAATAAAAGTATTTTCACTTTTACCAAATAAAAACTCGTTTACTATGTCTAATATTACCATAGATAAAACAGTTTTAAAGGATATAATTATGTCGTTTGAAGAAAATGAAATTGATGATGAAAAAATAATATACATTTATAATCAAAAATCGGATGATAGAAAAAAAGATACTATAAATGACTCTAAATTACACTGGAAACAATTATTTCAAATTAAAAATATAAACTCGTTTTCAGGAATGATTAAAACAGATGGTAATAGTGTAAGTATACTATACGAAAAAGAAAGAAAAATTAAAAAGAAAAGTAAAAACTTGAAAGGTATATCAAGTAGTGAAGATAAAGATTATGATGTTTCAAATATTAATTTGAATGATTTTGAATCTATAAGTGCATATGATCCAGGTTTTAGAAACATGTGTGTTGGTACTAATTCATATGAAAAACAAGAAAATGATATTATAGAATGTTCAAGTAAAAACTATTATCATGATTGTAAGATAAATACATCAAATCAAAAAAAGAAAATTATATATAAAAAAAACAGATTTATAACAGATTTTTTTAAAGAAATGCCTTCAAGAAAGACAAATAGTATGAATTCTTATATCGAGTATATAACTTACTCGTTAATTGGTCTAACTAAGTGTTTAAAATTTCATTTAGAAAAACCTTTTAGAAAACTAAAGTTTACAACTTATATTTATAAACAAAAGACTACAAACGAACTATGTAAAAAAATAACAGGAAAAAATAATATTAATGATCCAAAGAGAGTATTGGTTGGGTTTGGAAACTGGAGTAGTCAAAAAGATAGTATAATTAGAGGTCATAGTAGAGGACCAGTTGTTGCTTTAAAACGAGAATTGAAACGGTGGTGTACATTAAAATTAGTAGATGAATACCGTACAAGTAAAATGTGTTGTAGATGTGATAATGAAACAGAAAAGGTATTTAATGGTAAAGTTAAAGTCAATAGTGTTCTCCGTTGTAAAAACAACGAGTGTGGAATAGTAATTGATAGAGACGTAAATGGATGTAAGAATATCTTTAAAATATTTAAATGCTCTTTAGATGGAAAACCGAGACCTAAAGCGTATTGTAGATCAACAAATACAACCTATAGAGAAGATAGGGAAACCGTGAAAGTCGGTATTACAAAAGAATTAAGTGTTTAGTTACCTTAAAGGTAAATAACACGAAAATAAGAATTGGACTGTGTAATCATAGTTTAATTACATGTGTCCCATTCTTAAAAATTTGGCTGTAAAGATGATTTTAGAAAATTTATTATTATAAATAATCCTTTAATTTACAAAGACGATATCGACATTCTTTTTAGTACTATAAAAAATGGTACTTTTTTTCCTATTTTTGTTGATGATATTACAAAAATTTCAAATATAAAAGATTTAGTTTCTAAATTTTCATGGAAAAAACTTACATTTATATACTATGACGACAAAGTAAATATGTCATTTTCTTTAAAAAATGATTATGAAGAACAATTTCTTTTTTTTTCGACTGTTCAAGGTGGCTCAAATATAGTAAAACTTTTAAAAATATCAAATATTGAATTATCACTAAAAGATAAAATTAGAAATAGATATTTATCTTTACCAGAAAATTTTATTTCAATACATATAAGAAATACTGATTACACAAGTAATTTTAAGAAATTTTTTGAAAATCATTTGAATGATTTCAAAAATAAAAATATATTTTTAGCAACAGATGATTATAAAGTCGTACATTTTTTTAAAGAAATTTTTAAAGAAAAACTTTTTCATTTCTCAAACATACCTTCAATTATAGTGAAAAAAGGAAGAGGATTTCACTATGATAATATTGTAATTCCATCAAGTATTATGATCGAAGATTGTATATCAGATTTTTTATTGTGTTGTTTAGGTTCAAAATATTATTATTCATGTGAAAAATCAGGATTCTCTAAAAATATTGAAATAATTAAAAAAAATCATTTAGAAACAATAAAGAACTTAATATTTTCATAAAATCATCTTTTTTTTTTTAAAGAAATATTTCTTTAAAAAAAATATTATACAATCAAATCGTCAAATATAGTGTAAAAATCTCCACTTGCATTTAATTTAGTCAAGACATGAAATAATCCATATGGAATTTTATTTAAATATACCATGGAAGGTGGTATCTTCCATTCTTTCATTAAAGTTGTGTTTTTATATAAACTTTTTTCTAAAAATTCATCAGTAAAATTAAAATGGTTTTTAGTGTTCCAAGGACTATATTGCAATTTCATATATTCATAAACATATTCTTTTGATTCGGGACTGATATCGTCATTAATAATACCAATTGATTTAATAGCTTGGTAAAATAATTCCAAGTCTTCATTTCTAAGAGATTTATTAATCAACTTTATATTTGACAATATATCATCACTAATTTCATTCAAACAACCAAAATCCATTACATTTAATATTTTTTTATCCGTAACTAAAAAATTTCCGTAGTGAATATCTGAATAAAAAATATTATGTTTGTAGATATTTGTAAAAATAAACTTGATCAATTTGAATGCAATGTCATTTTTTTCTTCCTGTGTTGAATTTATTATAAAATCATGTAAACTTTCACCTTCAACGAAATACATTCCTAACATAGTTTTAGAACAAACATTGGGTAGTAATTTTGCAATATTTATTTCTTTATCATCTTTCCATAAATTTGCAATTAGTGAATGATTTTTAAATTCTATATTATAATCGAGCTCTTCGTATAATTTAGTTTTAATATCTTTTAAGGCATTTGTTAAGTCAGCAAATGAATATAAAAAATTTATTACCTGTTCTAATATTACAAGATCAGATTTTATTTGCTCTTCTAATCCAATATATTGAACTTTTAAAACAATATCACTACCATCATTCAATTTTCCTTTATGAACCTGTCCAACACTACCACTTTTATAAACGTCATAATTTATATAATCAATATCTTTAAAAAAATCGCGATTATTTTCAAATTCATTTTTTAAAAAGACTATTGTTTTTTCCATATTTACAGGTTTGCATTCAGAAAAAACTTTATTATCAGACGTATTATCAGCAAAACATAAAAGTTGTGCAAGTTTACTAAATACTCCTCCATAATTCTCAAAAGTTTCTTTTAAACATTTTAAAGTGTGTGCTTTTTTATCTAAGTCATCTTTATCATCACCAGAAGATGATGATGATTTATGTTGAGATTTTAAATAATTATAAATAAAAGATAAACAAATTGTTCCAGTCCTGATCATTTTTAAATTTTATTATTAAAGTACTATTTTTTAATTTTATTTTCAAAATTTTTCAAATCTATTTTTCAATTATTTTTTTTATATAATATACACTATTTTCTATATATTAAATTCTGGATTTTTAAATTGAAAAAATTGAAGGCTACTATAACAAACATCTTTATAAAATGAATCATGTGTAATTATAAATATCGATTTTCCCAAATCTTTCAAATATTTTACATAATTTAAAACTGCATTCCTTGATTTTTCATCTAATGCACTTGTTGGTTCATCTAATATAATTATTTTTGCATTCTCGTTAAAAGATATTTTTAGTAAATGAACAATTTGTTTTTGACCTCCAGATAAATTTTTACCCAATTTACCAACCGATTCATATAAGAAAGACCATTTTGGTTTATTTTCATCTAAATTTTTAAATATTTCATAAAATTCGAATTTTGTAAATATATCTTTTATTTTTTCAATTAAGTCTTCTTTCTCTTTTTTTGTTGTTTCTTTATCAATGAAACCGTACACTATATTATCAAATAAAGATCTATTAAATAAATTCGTAGTATTTTGATTAATATAAGATATATATTTTCTAAATTTACTTAAAGGTATTTTTGATATATCATTTCCACCGATAAAAATACTACCGCCAGATGGTTTTTCTGCACCAAAAATTAATTTAACAAAAGAAGTTTTACCTGTACCTGATGGTCCAAATATACATATCACTTTATTTTCAGGAAATTTCATACTAAAATTATCTAATATCATATGTTCTTGTTTTGGAATAACTTCACTTTTATCTTTGTTTTTATACTGAAATGAAACATTTTTAAATTCAACAATATTATTTTCAAATATAATCTCTCGATTTAAAACAATTTCCTTAGATTTTAAATTCAATTCACGCAAAAATTGCTCGTTATTTTTTAAAACACCAATCTTATATGTTATTTCTGGAATGTAGTAAGTCATTTCATAAATATTCTCAAACAATCCAGTCAATGCTAACAATGTTTTTGTAACTTTTTCTTTGGGTAAAATATTTTTTGTATACATTGTATATATTTGATAAATGATTATTGAAAAAATTAAAATATTTGTTGCATATCCATGGTATTGTTTCTTGTTTATACAATCGTAACTTTGTTCCTCTTTTTCCTTTGAAACTATAGTTATTTGTCTTAATTCTCTTATTTCATTCTCAAAAGCATTTGGTGTACTTTGTAATGTACTTATATTGTAAAAAATATCTTCAATGTAATCATACACTTGATCCTTGTTTCCTTGTTCTTCAAATGTCATATCTATACAAGTTGTTAATCCTGAAGCTACTATGAAAAATTGAATCACTAAACAAACAAAAATAATAATACCAATCTTTTTATTGATAATATAAAAATTGACACAACTAAATAATATAACTATTAATCTAGGAATGAACACTGAACAAAATATATAAAATAAATCCTGAAGATTCTTTTTTATTACAGTAACTTTGTTTATCACAACAGCAGCATTTGCTAATTCATTTTCAACCTCGTATTTTTTAAAAACCATTTTTATTAGTTCAACAGTTATATATTGTGTTATAGCAGGTTCTACTTTTTTTCGAAAATAATTTGATACCGCATAAGCCAACTTGATAGAAATCCAAGAAAAAACTAACAATAATAATTTTTTTTTGAATTCGGGATTTTTAGATGGATCTATATTATTACCCAGAGAATTAAATGTTCCCGCGACTGTATTTGGTATTATTATAGATTCCACTGTTGAACATATAATTCCAAAAATAATTGTTCCTAAAACTATACCTTTATTTTCTAAAAAAAATCCGTGCGATAATTTCAAAATTTCATTTTCCATATTTATTATACTTTTTATTTAAATATATTTTTTTTTATTTTTTTTTTAATTTTTAAACTAAAAAATAGGTTAAAAATTATTTTTACTTTGATAGATATATAAATTAATTTAATATAGCATACCATTTGTACCAATACAAACTAAATTTTCACCTGCAGCGTTTGCAATACACAAAGAATTATCATCTTTGATATTAAATTTCCAATTAGCAGTTCCTTTATTTAAAGTAACAGATTGTCCGAATGAACCAGATCCAGAAAATGTTGCGTCAGCTCCACTAACTCTTCCTCCAAAATTACCAACACCAATTATATCAGCACTTTGTCCGTAAAGTGAACCACCAAATCTACCTTCACCGGCTATATTTGCACTTCCTCCAACTACTGAACCAAATGTACCTGATCCAGAAAAATTTGCAGTATTTCCAGATATTGAATTAAAATTTGTATTACCTCTAACATCCATATCTTGTGATGATATTTTACCAGAAAAATTTGCATTATCACCAGATAAATCACCTGAAAATGTTGCACTTGTACCTGACAAACCTTGTTGGAATGTTGCTGGTTTTTCGAATTTGTTTTCGTTTAATATACTTTTTGCATTAGAATTTCCCATTTATGTTTATTTATCAAAAAGAAAATAAAAAATGAAAAAAAAAAATATAATTTATTTTTTTTTAAAAATGGGTATACATAATTTAAACAAATTTTTGAGAAAAAAATGCCCTCGTGTTTTTAAAGAAATTCACATTTCTGATTTTGCTTATAAAAAAGTTGCAATTGATATAACTTTGTTTCTTTGTAAATTTAAATCGATATGCGGAGACAAATGGGTTTCTGCTTTTATTAATCTCGTTGCGTCCTTAAGACGTAATGAGATTCATTGTGTTTTTATATTTGATAATGGAGCACCAGACGAAAAAACAACAGAAAGACAACAGAGAAGAAAACAACAAGAAATTATGAGACAAAAAGTATTTGATTTAGAAATTTCTTTAGAAAAATATAGACAAAATAAAGAAATCGACCCTATTCTTCGTGAAATATACGATAAACTAACACCTGATGAAAAGCCTCGAGCTAGTTTATTGAGTGGAAAACAACATGTTTTTAACATTGAATCAGTTGAAAAAAAAGTAAACAAAATGAAAAACTATATTTTAAATATATGTGAAGATGATTTCACTTTAACAAAGAAACTATTCGATATTTTAAATGTTCCCTATTATTATGCACCATTGGAAGCCGAGTGTACATGCGCCGACTTATGTAAACGAGGAATTGTTGATGCAGTTTTGACTGAAGATACTGATGTTCTCGCTTATGGATCACCCATTTTTTTATCTAAAATAGATACTGGAAAGGATACTTGTGTTCAAATAAATTATAATGAAGTTTTAGAATCATTGAATATAAATTCAAGTCAATTTCTAGATCTATGTATAATGTTTGGTTGTGATTATAATAAAAATATAAATAAAGTTGGTATTGAAACTTCATTTAAATATATATCGACTTATGGTTCAATTGATGAAATTGAAAAAAATCTTGGAATAGATGTTTCTGTGCTAAATCACAAAAGATCAAGAGAACTTTTCACTGAGTATAAAAAGATCGATATAAGTTCAGTTCCTTTTTGCGGACCGCCGAATTTCGATTGTCTAAAAAAATTTATTTTGAAACATAATCTTATTGGTTTAAATTTTGAAAAAATTAGATCACATTTCATGGATACCAGATTTAAAATTATTCACGAAAACGATGAAGAACATAATAATAATACATCAGTATTAGATGAAAAAAATGAAGACGAATTATTATCGAAAGAAGAAGATATAGTAGTAATATCAAATGAAAGAGTTGATGAAAATAAAGTAAATGATGATGAATATGATTTTGAAATAATTATAGAAGAGGATGATGATTAAATAATTAATACTTTTTTTTTAAATCTAATGCTAGATTTAAAATATTTTTTTTTTAAATATTATTTAATATATATTTTTTTCTTTAAAATTTAAAAGTTTACTCATTTATAATAAAATAATAATACATGAATAAAAATAATAAAACAGAAGTTGTAAAAGTTAAATCTAGAACTAGAAAGAAGAAATCTAGCCCAAAAATTACATTAAATAAAAAAAAAAGTGTAAAGAAAAGCGTTAATAGCGATAAAAAGATTATATTTAAAATTGAAGGTTTGGATAACACTTTATTAAAAAAATACGGCTACTCTCCAAATAATTCCGAATCAAAAAGAAAACAATCATTGGGAAATGCTGTTATTGTTTATGATCCAAAAGGATTATATGAAGCATTACAAAAAATATTATCGTTAAATAAAACAAACAAAACTATTACTGATATTTTGAAAAAAGACTCTGAATTCGTAAAAAAAAATTACTATAAATTTATTTTATAGAGATGATAATAGATATTCAATACAGAAAATTATTATATAAAAAACATTGTTTTATATAATCAAAAAAATATTCAAGTAACAAGAACATAGTCATTTTTTCCATCATTTAATAATGGTTCCGAACAATATTGAAATTTTTTTCCTTGAAGAAACTCATCATCTTCTTCAATTTTTACAACAAATTCTTTTGAATAATCATCTACATTATCTCTCGGCTTTCCGTATTGGTTTCCTACTAACCTAGTTCCGCCTTTTGTAATATAGTCAAAATTTTGATGAATATGACCGCAAATCCAAGTATTAACTTTATCTTTACGTAATAAATTATCTAAATTCGAAAAATACAATGAAACATATCTGTCATTTTTTCTAAAATTTTCCATCGTATTGTCATCATTCAATAACATTTTATAAGTATTATCCATCACATTGAATGAAGGACAATGATGTGTTACAACTATTAATTTTAAATTATTATTTTTACAGTACTCAATCATCCGATTTATATACTTTAAATCGTTATAATGATATTTATTGTATATTTCAGTCGTCATACCATGAATTCTAACTATAAATTTAGGAATTTTAACTTCGGCCTTACTCCATAATGTACAACCTGTTATACATATATTATTTAATACAATACTAGTTCTATTTAGTATGTACAAATTATCTATTTCATTTTCCAATGATTGTAATTTATTTACTAAAACATCCATACTAACAGGAGGTGTGTTACAATCATGTTGCATATAAAATTCATGATTTCCTGGAACATATAATACTAGTTCAAAATGGATACATAATTTTTGTAAAAAACCTCGAAGTTGGTTGAATTTATATAATGAACCTATGTCACCGGCTAAAATTAACATCTTCGCAACTGGTTTTATATAATGCAATGGATCTGGAATATTATTATTTTTATATTCAATATGTAAGTCGGAAACTACTTGAAAACTAATGTCATCTAATATCATTTCATCGATTTTTTTTTTCATTATTTTATAATTTTAAAAAAGTTCTATCTAATTATTATTTCATATTTTTTAAAATTAAAAAAATCAAATTTTGTTTTTATTTTTGTTACTATTTTTATACAGACTTTTCACGAAAATCCAAACTTCCTTATTTTTTTACCCTTATTTCAATTGTCTTGTAAAAATTTAACCCTTATATTTTTAAGAATATTTGATATTTTAGTTATGTCTATACCATGATTTTTCCAAAATACATTATGTTCGATGTAAGTTATAATTATTGGTCGTAAAAAAGATTTCATAAAATGATCTTTAACTTCGGTATTATTATTGAAAAAATTTAAAATGAGATATCTCAATATATTATCTTTAACATCGTCCCATTCTATTGTTGTTACTGTATCTAGATCTAATGAAGGAATTACCTTCTTTTTTTTTATAAATTGTGAGAAAATTATATCAGATGAATTTTCTAGAAATTTTTCTTTATATTCTGAGAAATAATCCTGTATGTTTTTATTTTCAGGTAATGATTTTTCTGAAAGTAAATGTTTCACGATGACATTCATATTTACAGGGTGGAAACTCTTGTAAACAAATTTCTTTTGTGAATATGTTTGAGGTGAGCCTATTTTTCGCCATCTTTCTCTCATATTTTTACGATTATTATGACACTCGGAAGTGTACTGTAATGATTCGTATGGAGTCAAAGAAAAAATATAACAAAGAATACATGCGACTACCAGACCGGCTCTTCCGTGTCCTCCCTTACAATGAATGTAGATTTTTTCATCAACTCGTAATTCACGTATAATTCTTGTTATTTGTAAAATGAACCTGAAGAATGCCCTTAAATCCGTCGGAACATTCTGATCATATATAGGAAAATTTAAACACTTTTGTGTTGTGGTGTATGGCACTATTTTCTTCTCATCCGGGAGCGTCAAATCCACAAAATATTTAACGCCCATCTTTTCTAGCTCATACACAGATTGTTGGTTTGGATAACTACCAAAAATAGCCTTATCCTTAATAAAATACGATGAAGATTCCATTATTTTTTATTTATTATTCGTGTTCTTATAAATTGGAAATTCAAAATATTTGGGTATTCCAATTGAGGAGTTTTACTCCGAACGGAGGGAAATTATTTTAAAGTCAATATCTGGTTTAAAACTTTGCTCCCTCTGGTCAGGGAGCAAAAAAATGAAGGTGAAAACAGGGTAGATTATTTTATAAGGTTTTATAAAAATATAACAGAGACTACCTCAAAAATGGGAAAAGATAGAAAACCTGACTTCAGAATTTCTGAAGTGGTTTGAAAGGGGGTGAATAGTTTTCACCCCCTTTGATGATAAGCCCAAATAACTGGTAAGAAGGTGTTTTTCATAAAAAAAAAATAAATAATACCTATTTAAAGAAATGATCTCTAATATAAAAATGGAATTAATAAAACAAATAGATGAAACAGTTTCTTTTAACGAACAAAATATTCGTATAATTGGCACATTTCAAGAACCATGGTTTGTAGCTAAGGATATTTGTAATATTTTAGATTTACCAAATGTTACTAAAGCAGTTCAAATGATTCCTGAAAAATGGAGGGGGTCAGAGAAACTTAACACCTTTGGAGGTGAGCAGATTATGACTATAATTAATGAAGCAGGATTATATAAGCTAATAATGCGTTCAAATAAACCTGTCGCACAAAAATTTCAGGAAGTTGTTTGCGAGGATATTTTACCCACTCTAAGAAAAAAAGGGGAGTATAAGATACAAAGTATTATAGATAGAAACAAGGAACTTGAGGAAGAAAAGCTTAAAATTGAAGAAGAAAATAAAAAATTAGAAGCACAGAAAATTGAGATCGAACAAAAATTATTAGAAGAACAGAAGGAGGTGATTAAGACTAAAGTGAGTTTAGAATTAAATCAAAAAAAATTTAGACATAGATACAAGTTCACTGAAGAAGGAGGATGTGTGTATATATTTAAAAATCCAGAAAATCCTTTAAATAAATTTAAAATAGGTTTCACTGATGATATAAATGAAAGATTGAAGAGTGATAGAACAATGATTCCGAATATAAAAGTTTTATTTATTATGTATACTCCACACTATGAATTATTTGAAAAATTAATAAAAATTCGTTTCGAAGAACATTTTCAATTTCAAAGTCACGAATGGATTATATTAGATAAATTTGAAAATGTGAATTTTCTCATAAATGGTTATAAGGAGATAGATAAGGCTTGCGGATTTCATAGTAAAATTGGAGAAAATTTATGGAAATATAATTTAGAAGAACCTCCGGAAAATTATAAAGTGCAACAATTTGAATCGGATGAAGAATCATCTGATGAAAAATCAGATGAAGAAGAATCAAATGAAAAAAAAGAACTAACACTTGAAGTTGACGCTGAGCTATTCGATAAAAAACATTTAAATTTTGCGGGAAAGCTATCATTGATTTTGCCAACATATTTATTGAGATATGATTATGATAAAAAAAATGAAGTTGCTGGAGAAGGTTTTAGATATTGTAATGGATATTGTCAAGGATACCAGAATATAAAATTATTTACAATGAAAAGTTTATCACCTTTAACAATATGCATGAAATGTGATTCACTTATAGACATCGCAAATATCAAAATAACAAATGGCATTTTAACAGCAGAGCAAATAAGAAAAGATCCAACTCTTTTAGAAATCAAAGATAATGAACAAATTTGCAGAAAATGTTATAAAATTAAAAATAAGGAAGATTTTCAAGAAAAAAGAAGACAATGTAAAACATGTAGAAATGGAACAAGAAGCAAACATGGTAAAAATTTTGATAATATAATAGATTCTGAGATTAATGTTTTAAATAATTTACCGCTTGAAAATAAAATAGTCAAAGTAAACACATATGTGAAGGATGAGTTGCAAAAAATAATTAGTTATTTAAAATTAGGTAGAAAATTCAATGATACTAAACAAATTATGGTTGAAAAAATAATAAACCATTATAAATTATCATGAGAAGAATGTGTGAAACTGATATTTTACACATTAAAATATTTCGTAGTAGACCTAAATGATATATGGGAACTTCAACAGGAATGGTTAGTTAGGTTTCAAAAGAAAAGATTATGCAAAAGATCTTCTTCTTCAAAAAAAAATAAAATTTCAATGACTATAAAAACTTTCAAACTTATGTGCTTACTTGCTGGTACAAAAAAATCTCGACAAATTCACGAATACTATATCAATCTTGAAGAAATTATTCATGAAACAGTTGATAAGGTCTAATTATAAAGTTGTTGATGATCATATTTCGAAACTATCTAATATGAAAACAATTACTGAAATAAATAATTTACTTAATACTTATGTCAGCGATAACTTAAAAACACTCTGTACTAAGTTAGATTTAGGTAGAAAATTTAATGATAATAAACAAGATTTAAAAAATAAAGTAACAGATTACTTTATATCAAAAAATAAAATAAAGGTATAATTATAAAATATATAAAATTCTTATATATTTTAAAAAAAAATTCTTTAGCAACAACCACAGTAGTATTCACCAATTTCCGGTCCACAATACCCCTCATTTTTATCGTAATAATCATCTATATCTTCTTGCGTTGCAATCGTCATATTTTTTGGATGATAATGCTTTCCACATGAATAACAAGTTGGAAATTTTCTTGATAAAATCTTAATTTTTTTATTGATATCGTCTATTTTCTTTTCATTTTCTCTCAAAATATTTAGTACAATTTGTTTCTCTTTCTCTAAATCTTTTATTTCATCGTAAATATTATTTAATTCTTCAGTATTCATACTTTTTCTTATGATAACAAACGTTATTTTTTTAAATAAAAAAATATTATTTTTGATTTATAAAATCAGTACTTATAAATTAAAAAATGGAAATAAATAAATACATATCTGAAAAAAATATTGAAAAAGTTCTAAATGAATGTTTATCTCAAAATTTAACTTATCTAGGTATTTTAATAAATAAAATAGAACAATCTGATAAAGAAATATCGGAATCCTATAGAAAATTCCTATCAATGATAAGTTCCGAAGAAACTGACATATTTTTTAATGAAAACGAGAAAAAATATTTAAAATCTTCACCAAAGAAGCTAAGAATTTTACTAACATGTAACTGGAGTGATAGCAAACAAATATGCGATCTTTGGAATAGAATGAGTAAAAATGGAGATTATTCATGGGATAATATAAAAATTGTATGGGAGGAACCATGTGATTACTATTGTATAATAAATAAACCTTTTGATTTTAATTTCAAATATATTCCAGAAAAAACAATAGTTTTTAGAATGGAACCAAATATGGAAAGTAATGCATATTTTGAAAATTGGTCTAAACCAAATGAAAAAGATTTTAAATTCGTTGGTTATCATGACAAGCATTTTAATAATAATGAATGGCATTTATCTAAAACTTACCAACAACTTTCATCTGATAAAATAGAAAAAAATAAAGATTTATCTTTGATATTAAGTACTATTTTGTCAAATAAATACACTGACCCGGGGCATATAAAGAGAATAGATTTTGTGAAATTTCTTGAAAATAAAGGTGATGTTGATATCCATGTATTTGGACAAAATAAATTTAACTGGAAAAATTACAAAGGATCTTTACCACCACATCAAAAAGATGAGTCTCTATTTCCATATAAATATTCTTTTAATGTGGAAAATTTTTCAATAAAAAATTATTATACTGAAAAACTAATAGATGGAATACTTTCTGAAACATTAGTTTTCTATTCGGGATGTTATAATGTAAAAGAATATATTGATGAAAGAGCTTTTGTATATTTAGATTTAAGTAATTTTGAAAATGATTACAAAATAATAAAAAAAGCAATAGAAGAAGATTGGTGGTCACAGAGAATAGAATATATAAGAGATGCAAAGAATAAAATTTTAAATGAGCTACAGTTTTTTCCTAGATTAGAAAAAATTATTTTGATATAATAAATAGTATGAAACGATTAATTTTATTTTTATAAATAAAAAAAAGTTTAATATTTTTTTTATAATAATATAAATATGAATAGTTGTAATAAATTCAAAAAACAAAAACAGAAAGAAAACGACAAGTCAGTCAAAAGAAGAAAAAAAAGAAAAAATCAGTTGTCAAAAGAGGTAGAAGTTTGACAACAAAAATGGTTAAAAGATTCGAAAAAACATCTGATTACTATGATGGAGCAGATAAAGAAAAAGATCCAGAAATTATGAAAGCGTCAAGTATAGACCAAAATGACCTTGATTTTTTTGAAGCGGACGATTACTATTCAGATAACGAAGATGTAGAAATGTTTAATTTATCTCCTCTTGAAGAACAAACAAAAAAATTCTTCAAACCCCAACCAAACGATTTTGAAGACGACCCTGAATTAGAACATTACCTTCGTGATGTTGAAGACGACCCTGAATTAGAACATTACCTTCGTGATGATGAAGATGACGAAGAAGAAGAATTAGCTATTTTATTTGATACTCCAACTAAAGTTCCTGAATTTCTGTTAGAACACCCAGATGAACCAAATTCACCATCAACTCCTCCTCCCGTTAAATTTAGAGATAACGGAAAATATAAAAAACCTATAAAAAAAAGCAATAGAAAAAGAAAAATTTAATTTTAGTTTCCTAACTAAAAGTATATAATAATATTGAAAAAAAAAAGTTTTTTTATACTATATTTTTCTAGTATAAAAAAAAATACAAGTTAAAAAATTACTTTCCGATGTCTGGATTAAATTTTGGTGTACTAAGAGCATTAATTATGTTACTCGGATCAATTAAATCACCACTAGCTACTCCACTACCTGACAAATTTCCTAAATTTAAACCCTGTAATAGTTGTGAAAAATTTACGTTATTTCCTTCACCACTACTTTTATCCTTGGGTGCCATAGTATTACAAAGTTTCTCAACAGTTCCTACTAATTTTCCTAAATCCAATGAACCATCCTGGATTCCATTATTCATATTTGATAAAAGTTCTGTAAAAATTCCTGAATTCATAATAGAAGTAACAGCTTCTAAAGGATTCGCTGAATCAACATTTACATTTTCCTCAACCTTTTCAATCATACTAGATAAAAAATCAGCCTCCTTGCTTTTTTCATCTTTTTTCAAAATATCTTTTGCTTTTGCGGTTGGATCTACTAAGGCTGAAATGGTAAGTAAATAATCCATAATAACATTTTTTGTATCCTTATCTGCACTTTTAAATATACTACTAAAGTCAATATATACTTTATCTGAATATTCAACTTTAGACTCCTTTGCAGAAAGTTTAGTTATATCTTTATTTAAAATCATATCCCGATTTTGTACACAAAAATTTTTGAAAACAGATATATGCTTTTCAATTATTTTTTCATGACTAATAGTTGTTTTTTCTAATAATCTTTGATATAATTTCAAAGAATGATTTGTTGAACCAAAAAGTTCATTTAATTCTTTTACAAAATCTGTGATAGTTTTAAATGTAAGTAAATTATAATCAGTCTTCAATTTCATTTTTATTATAAAAGATTTTTGATTTTAAATTACAATTATTTTTATCTGCTTCTAATAATTTATCCACTTATATCTACATATAATTTTTTATTTTTATTATCATAATACATAGATTTCAATATTAAATCTTCTAAATCATAGGAGTGAATTCCAAAAATACCATTACTTGGATTTCGATTTAATATCGAACCTCTTTGTTCTAAAGGTACAACTATACCAACATACTGATAATGAACAACACCTTTTCCACTGCATTTATCACATAAAAAAATATTGTATCTACATAAAGGGCATGTTCCAGATTTTTCAACCCATTTTTCTATACATTCTTTATGAAAAATATGTTTACATTTTAATTTTATTGTATCCATATTTTTTATACTTTCACAACATATTGAACATTCTTCATCATTTTCATTCGAATCTTCTTCTTCAATATAATCTGATAATTTTTTTATACCACATGACGAGCATACTTTTTTTAATGAAAATGCTTGCGGTGTTGCTGTTCTTTCTTCTTCTTCATATATAAATTTATATAATATTTTAATAGAATGAACTAAATCCTTTAGGGTGAATCCTTCAGTTGATGAGATAAAAATATCAAAAATATAAGAAAATGGGTAATAAAGTGATATTGTGAAAGAATGATCTGAAATTACTTCTTCATCACTGTTTAATAAAAATCCACTATTTGTTTTTGGATTGTCTTTATCAAAACTTGATAATCTAATTTGACTTTTTTCAATCTTTAAATTTTTAGAACAAATTCCATTATTGTATTCCGGATTTTTTTCTATAATTAATTCTGGACTTGAAATATCACTAATTATCATATATTCACAATTAGTTGTACATTCATGTTTAGAATAAAAAAATATACTCCATTGATTCTTTGTTGTTCTAATTGGATATATTCTTATCATATATATATTTATTGTAAATAAATATATTATTATATATTTTTTTTTTAAAAAAAATGAGTTTTATGATTTGGTGGGGAATAAACATGAATACTGACGCAAATTTCATCATTTGTATTTCTAACCGAATGTAAACCTATTTCATCATTCATATAGCTAATATCTCCTTGTTTTAATTTATTTTCTTTGATAATTTTCAAATCATTTGAATAAATTATTTCTTCTAGATTACCTTGTAAAATTTTCAAGAAACAACCATTTTTAGAATGATTGTGAATTTTAGCACACTGATTTTTTAACCATGTTATTATAAATATTTCAATATTATCATCAATATATATTCTTTCTCGATGATATTTTAATTTATCTTGAATAATATATTTTTTATAATCATCGTAATCATTATTATTGTTCTGATCGTATTCTTGTAAATATTTTTTGCAATTTATAAAACCATTATCTATAATTTTTTTGATTAAATCATCCAATGTCATTTTTTATTTTGTGATTATATATTAAAATATTTTTTTCCTAAATTAAAAAATGAAATTCCATTTAAAAATTTACAAAATATTTTATTAAATGAATCCCAAATTCACATGTGAATATTGTGATTCGAATTACAATTCACTTGAAAATTTAAATAGACATCTTGATTGTGATCAAACGTGTGATAAATACAAAAATGTTTATTTTATTTGTTACGACTGCAAGGAATATGTCGCTAAAGGTCATGTATACATAAAACGACATAAAAAATCTTCTTGTAAAAAGAAAGATAAGAATTATATTCAAGAATTTAAAGATTTTTTTAAAAATCAAGAAGATAATGATTCTTATGAATTGTTATTAGATATAAAGCAAAGTTTTATTAAAGAAAAAGAAAGTTTAAACAAACAAATTGAAAATTTAATCAAGCAAAACGAAAGTCTAATTAGACAAAATGAAATGCTGTTAATTAAACAAAAAGAATCTAATTATATTTTTAAAGATGATGAAGATGATGATAAAATTAAAAAGACTTATAGAAAACCAAATAGTAAACATATAGATATTCTACCACAAAAAAATAGAGAAATGGAAATTGAAGAGATATCAAAAATGTATGATGAGAAACGACAAACTTGCAAATCTTTAAGTGAGGCTAGGCCAATATTAAAACAACTTTACGAAGAATTGCCAAATATAAGTTTTGAGGCTTCGAAAAGAAATATTGAGGAAATGAAAAAAATTAGAATGGAAATTTTTAAAGTCATTCCATACGATAAATTCAAGCAAGTTTTAGATGATCATATAGTACAATTGACCACTTACTATAAAAATAACAAGAATTATCAAGATAAACGTGTCAATAATTATTTAATTAAAAGTTTGAGTAGTATAGAAACTAGAATTCTTATGTTTCCTACTTATCATAGTGTTTATCTACAACCAGATGAGATTAATTTATTAGAATCTTGTCTAGAGTTTTCGGGAAATTTTGAAAAAGAATACGTAATTTTTTCAAACGATGACTTTTTTAAAAAATTTCATAATTTTGGAAGCGTTGTTTTATCTATAAAAAAACTAATAAAAGTTTATTTATTCAATGCTTATGGTTTTAATAATTATATTTATTTACCTCATAAAAAAAATACCGAAGAAGATCCTTATACTTTCTATAAACTTGTAAGCATTGACAAAGGAAAATTGCATTGGGAGATTGATTGTCGCGCTGAAAATTTAACAAATGATTTTATAAGTGATGTTTTACCATTTTTAACTCATTTATTTAGAAGAATGTATTGTGATATATTTCATGATAATACATATAGGAAAAATTATAAAATCACAAATAGTGTGACCGAGAATGAATGCGAACAACTTATAAGAAATATTTTTGTTTTAAGTGACCAGAGAACTTGCTGTGATCTTTTTAGACAAATGATAAAAGAGAATGCTTGTAAACATGCCGAGGAAAATGATAAATTTAGTATGTTTAGCGATGACTCTATTCAAAGGGAAAAATTTTTAAGCTATAAACACAATAATGATTCTGTATTAAATATTATTTCAACTTTATTCGACGAAATAACTCTTGAAGATGCAGTTGATTTTCTTAGAGAAAAATTCACCTATAATTAAAGATATTATTTTTCACTTGAAAAATTAAATATGAAAACATTTAATTTTTACAATAAGATTTCATTAAAACTTTCTTTCGAACATGATTATAATTTAAATTATTTTACTTAATATCTTATAAACCGATTGTAGAGCACCTTCAGACCATCCTTGATTCCTACTAAATGCTTCCCCAACACAAAATATATTTTTTTGAGGATTTTGTGCTAATTCCAAAAACTCGTCACGATTTTTGAATTTTTTAGATAATGGTTTAAAATAATGTGTTCCTATTTTCCAATAAATTAGTTTATGTTTAAGAACTTTTACTTTCTGTCCAAAAATTTTCATAATTCCATTCTCAACTTTTTTAGGAATATTTTCAGTTTGTTTCCATTTATTTGCAATATTATTATCAGAATATGATATTTGATATATACATTTACCTTTATTAGCAACTATAATTTTTTGAAAAGGTTTTTCTGTTTTTATAAAACTTTTTTTTATTCCTTCCAACGGTTTATCTAATTTTACATAAAGACGAACAAATGGTTGCCCACTGATTTCTTTTAAAATTTTTACTCTTGGTAAAAGTTTTTTTATAGTATCTATTGGAGCAGCTAAAATAACTCTATCATATTTTTGTTTATTTATTCTAAAAGAACCATCTTTTTCAGTTACTATTCGACTTATATTTTTATTTAATTTTATTTCTTTTTTGAAAATATTTTCAAATGATTTCAAAAGCTCAACCCATTTTATGGAAAACGCATCAAAGCCTTCATTCGTGTAATTTTTAAATCCATAATCATATATTGTATCAATCACATCAGCTTTCTCGAAATCAGTCTCTCCTACAGAAAAAATAAATTTTTCATATAACTCTTTACCTAAAATACTAATCGCAAATTCTTTAAAATTATTTTCATCTCTGTTTAGTTTGTTTAAATTCTTTTCTAGTAAAGATAAAACTTCTATTATATTTATTGGTTTTGATGTATGTTCAAATTCTGCATGATAAGTATTAGTAGTAACATTAAGTAACTTACAAAGATTATATAATAATATATCATCTTTTCTACCTATACCAGCTCCGGATATAACTTCAGTTCCATCAAAATTAATAACCTCGATTCTTCCTCCAATTTTATTTTTTTTTTCAAATATTGTTATATTTACATTATCACCGAAATTAGATTTTAACATCAATGCTGAAAATAATCCAGAAATTCCGGATCCTATTATTGCAATTTTCATATTATTTATTATAAAAAAAATGATTTTTATTTTATTTTTTTTAATTCACATCGAATATGAAAGAAGATTGTGATTTTAGTTTACTAAAATATTACGAACTTCTTCTACTAATTAAACCTATTTTTCACTTTCTGAAAAAAACAAATGATGAGTGTCTAATTAAGTATGGTAATGATTTTTGTTTTTTTAATTCCTATCAGACATTTGATTCATATGTTTTAATGTATTACAATACTTTTCTTTATACCAAAAATAAAAAACAAATTTTATATGATTCAAATTATCTAACTGATTATCAATATTTTATTAGAATTATCTTACGAAATAAATTGTTTTCAAAATATTTTCAAAATATTATTTCTAAATCCGATAAAGAATTAGACGATGAAATAAAAAAAATAAAAAACATTGGTAGAAACAGTTACATAATATCATTAATATATAAATCTAAAAAGTAAACTTTACATATAAAATAAATGAAACAAATTTTATATAGTCTTTTTATATCTTTATTCACTTCAAGTGTTTATAGTTTTACAAACGGAACTCTTTTACCTGCATATCTTTGCGGATTACCAGATGATGGATATCCAAAAAGTGTAGGCGGTATTATACCTTATTTCAAATTAGGATTCATTGATACACATTATAATGTTTTCCCACCAGGTCCGGGGTTTCCCATAGCAATAAATGATGGTATAAATTCGCCTACAAATAATGCTTTGGCTCCTAATGCACAACAAATCATAGGTTCATTTCATAATGGACAACCGCAAAATAATTATATAAATGCAATTCAAAATATTATCACTATAGTTCCAACGGATTATATAGATTCTGTAACTGGAAATATTAAAATTGATTTTAAAATTTATCCTAAAACTTGTTACAACATGACATTAATTGTAAATTACCCTACTTTTAATACAACTGATATAGCATTAGATGGTGCTTTTGTTTATGCTTTAGATACATTTACAAATGAAAGAGTTGGACACTTTAATTTCTTTGGTGATAATATGCAACCATGGTATGCATGTTCTTTGAATAATAAATTTCATCCAAATACTGGTATTGTTCATAATACACTTCTGACTGAAAATACATATTATAATGTAAAATGGACTTCTCCAAATGTAATTCAAGGTAATATTTCATTTATTGGCGCTGGAGTTACAGATGCAGGTTTTGGACCATTTAAAACAACATTTAATACAGTTCAATTTAGAAGAAGACATTTACAGTAAAACATTTTTTATTATTTAAAATAATATATTATTTTAAAAAATTAAATGAACAACTCATGTTACTATTTCGAAGAAATTAATTATGAATCAGGATTCTTAGATGAAAGCGTTGATGTCACATATATTATATACCTAGAAAGTAATATTGAAAGACTTGATAGTATAAATAACCAATTAAAAAAATTTCATCCTACAAAAAAAGTTATCATATTGCATAATAAAGGTTATAAATGTAAAAACCAAATAAGAATAAATAATTCTAGACTTGATTTAATTGATTGTTATATTACAATTTTTAAATATGCAAAACAAAATGGTTACGAAAATATTTTAATTTTAGAAGATGACTTTATATTTTCTGATGAAATTTTATCCAAAGAGATTGTATTAGAGTTAAATATATTTCTTTTGAATAAAAAAAAAGAAAAATGTATTTATTTACTCGGATCACTTCCTTTTATTCTAATTCCTTATAAAGGAAATCATTATTTAAATATACTTTCACTTGGTTCTCATTCTGTAGTATATACAAAGAAATTAAGAGATGAAATACTTTCTAAAAATCAGGATGAAATTAAAGATTGGGATGAAGAAATGATGAGTAAAAAAAGGTATACTTATTACAAAACCTTATGTTATCAACTTTTTCCAGAGACTGAGAATTCAAAAAATTGGTCAAATTATTTGGGTCACGCAACTATTTTAAAATTTATTTTAAAAAAATTAGAGCTTGATAAAAAAATAGAACCAGGATACTCGAGATGCTTATTATTTTCAAAATATATTTTGTTTGTAATTGTATTAATTATTATTGTAATAATACTAGTAAAAATTTATAAATAAAATTTGTTTTCAGTTTCAAGTAAAAAAAAGTTCATCCTGTGTTAGTATTACGACTACAACACATTTTACTTACAATACCAGTTCGATTTAAGTTTTGTTTTATTCGGCTCACATATCTAAATTGCACATTCATCTATTTGAAATATTGTTCTTGTTTTTCTTATTGATTTGGATTTTCTTTTACTCTTCTTAATTGATTTAGATTTTCTTTTACTTTTATTCTTCTTAATTGATTTGGATTTTCTTTTCTTTTTTCTGTATCCATCTTTAGGTTCTTCAGATTCATTTGAATTAGATGTTAAAAATGATAACAATTCTTTAAATCTATTGTAACTATCCAATAATGTATCTTTTAATTCTTTTAATTCTTTTTCTTCTTTTTCTTCTTTCCATTCTTCTACGTCATATTTATCTTTTATCGCAAATAAATCTCTACGTATATGTGAGTCATCTTTTTCAACTTTAACATTTGGAAAATGATTTGTTAAAATATCCACTATTCTATTATCACCTATAATTTCCATTATAACTATTATTGTCAATGATTCTTTATTAGGAAAAGCATCTTCTCCAATATTTTCAACACTATTTGGTATTTCTACAGAAGTTAAAGAACTGCAACCTCGAAAAGCACCACTTCCAATATTCGTAACACTACTTGGTGATTTAAAAGTAACAGAAGTTAAATAAGTGCAACCTTGAAAAGCACAATATCCAATATTCGTAACACGACTTGGTATTTCCACTGAAGTTAAAGAAGTGCAACCTTTAAAAGCATCATTTCCAATATACGTGACACTATTTGGTATTTTCACAGAAGTTAAAGCAGTGCAACCTTGAAAAGCACCATTTTCAATAGCTATAAAATTACTTTCTGGTTCAAACGTAACTGATTTTAAATTAGTGCAATCACGAAAAGCCTTATGTCCAATATACTCAACACTTCTTGGTATTTTAACTGAAGTTAAAGAAGTGCAACCATTAAAAGGACTATGTCCAATTATCGTAACACTATTTGGTATTTTCACAGAAGTTAAAGAACTGCAACCTTTAAAAGCAATAGATCCAATTATCTTAACACTACTTGGTATTTCCACAGAAGTTAAATTAGTGCAATTAAAAAAAGCCCCATCAATAAGCTCAACACCATGTGGTATTTTTAGTGAAGTTGCAGACTTATCATTAAATTCAATTAATGTTAAATGATAATCATTACCTGCATCTATCTTAAATCTATTGATTATTTTTTTAATTTTATTTTTTACTTCTTCTTTTAGAAACATAGTACAATTTTTAAAAGCATTATATCGAATAATTATATCACTACTTGGTATCTCCACAGAAGTTAAAAAAGTGCAATCTTTAAAAGCATTATATCCAATATACGTAACACTACTTGGTATTTCCACAGAAGTTAAAAAACTGCATCTTTCAAAAACTCCATCTCTAATCTCCTTAACACTATTTGGTATTTTCACAGAAGTTAAAGAACTGCAATCTCTAAAAGCACCATTTCCAATCATCGTAACTTTACTTTTTGGTTCAAACGTAACTGATTTTAAATTAGTGCAACCATGAAAAGCACTATTTCCAATATTCGTAACACTATTTGGTATTTTCACAGAAGTTAAAGAACTGCAACCTAAAAAAGCACCTTCTCCAATACTCTTAACACTACTTGGTGATTCAAACGTAACAGAAGTTAAATCAGTGCAACTATCAAAAGCACCAACTCCAATACTCTTAACATTTTGTGTTATCGTTAACGATGATATATCTTTTGGTATAGAATCGTTGTTTTTGTTCATTGTAAAACTTGAACCAAATGCAGATGAAATAACACCACCTCCGTCTAAAAAATTTTTATTTATTTTTGTTAATTTCATTTCTATTTATAATTTTATTTTTATTTTATTTTATTTTATTTTTTCTTCTTTGATTTACTTTTTCTAAAAAATAATTACCGTGTATTCTATTATTTGTATTTTTTAAAGAAAGAAATATCCATGAATTATATATAGTTTTGATCAACATGATTTTTTGCTTTAGCATCATCATCATATGAATTATATAATTTTTAAACTAGAAAATATAAATTTACTCAAGTGCCACTTTGAGTTAAAAATCGAGTTTCCCATTTTAAAATAAACGGCTATAATTATTGAGAACATATGTAATATTTAAATTATATTTCTGAAATTCTTTTATTTGTAGTCCGTTTGAGTGGTAACTCCAACTTTAAAATCTGGGCAATTTGGTGCAACAGTTGGTCATATGGATTTCGCGGGTATAAACGGTCTTATAATCAAGGATTTTATAATGAAGTTAGAAATAGATAACTATTTTTTATTAATAATTTATATATATTAAAAAAGACGACGACGCGCTTGTACACTTTTTGACATTTAAAATGACCTTCTCATTTTAAATGTCCAAAGGTGTAAAAAAATATTATGAAATTTTTTTCATGTAATTTTCAAAATCGATTTCTATCATATCTATACAAGTATGTGTTTCCTTTAAGAAATTTGAAATAATTTTAGTTGGATCTGCTGATATAGAATTAAGAACTCTTTTCTTCGATTCATTAGTTGTCTCATCTCTAACTGGTGCCTGAAGTTTTTCTATCCAATAAAAAGTATTATTTACTAGTTTTAATAAAGATTCTTGATCAAATACATCATTTGTAATCATTTGATTAAATAAATCAACATCAAACTCTTCCATTATTTTTTTACGAGTTTTTGAATCTTTATTTAAAAATCCACATAATCTATCTCTAATTTCTTGATAAAGTTTAGTGATCCATTCGTAATCTGGTTTTTCAGAATTCACCTTTTCATCTATCAAATCAAAAAATGCTTTATTCATTTGCTCTCGAATTTGTTTTTCCATTCTCTCAACATTTTCATTTGAAAGTTCTTGATGTGTATTATTCATTTTGTATATATATATTAAGTGATTGTTTTTAAATAAATTTTATTTTCATTTAATTTTATTTTCATTTAATTTTATTGATGATGACGACAATTGAAGTGATTTTAGTTTATAATAAATCTTTTTATACGAAGATATTTTTTTATTACTTTTTTTTATACAAGTCGTTAATTCTATTATTTTTTGTAATACTATATCAAGATCTTCTTTTTTTTCTTTTTTTTTTATTATAGGTAATTTATCATTACTATTGTCATCGCAAAAATATTTAGAGCTTTTATCGCATGTGTTTTCATCATCATCTATTAGACAGAAGTGATTGTTTTTACAGTGATTTTTTATAAATAGTATTTTTAAAATAGCCATATAGTTTAAATCAAAGTATTTAGTTATATTTAATTTATGTTTTATTTCCATAAGTGAAGTGTCATTAGTATATTTTTTAATATCTTCCTGTATGAAAATATTATCAACGAATGGTCCAAAAAAATTACTTATATTCTTTTTAAATCCTGGATAAATATTGAATGACAATATATAAATTTTATGACCAAGTTTTTTTATTATATTAAATTGATTTATAATTGAATCATATACTTTTTTCTTTTCTTCGTAATTTACTCCACAATAAAATGTTTCTATAAATTCTTCTTTTGTGTAATTTTCTTTTGAAAATATTTTATCAAAATAATGACCGTGTATTATAGTTTCGTCGAAATCAATATAAAAATTTAAATTTTCTATGTCATGTTCCATATTCTTTTTAGAATAATTTAAAATAAAAAAAATAAAAATCAATTTTGATTTTGATTTTGATTTTGATTATGATTATGATTTCGAATAATAAAAGAATATATTTGATATTATAAATTTACAAAGAACTTTGTCTTTTATAGCATTTTGTGTAAGTAGATTGAGAGTCATAAGTATCACTATATTGAGTTAAAAACATTCGACAATCAGCATTATTTGCATTGAAAGATTCCACTTTCTGAAGATTTTCAACAAACAAATCAAATCCAAAAGATGTTTCTTCTTTATTATGAATTTTTCTATAATCGGCATATTGTCTTCTTAATTCATCCTTGTTTGTTAAATATCCGTTAGATGATGCTATTATTAAAGATAATAAAATAGTTGCAATTTTCAAAAACATTTTTATATTATATTTTTTTATTTTTAAATTAGATATTTTCTATATAAAATTTCAATTGATGTTTCATATTATTTCTTATTATAAAATAAACATACTTTGAAATTTGTGATGAATTAAAAACATCTAATAGGTCGCTATCACATAATGATTTAATTGAATATTTCAAAGTATGCATTGTTATAAAGACAATTGTATCAAAATCACTAGAAAGTTTATCAAAATTATCTAAGTCTGAGAGATACAATTTTATTTTTTCTTTTATAAACTCAAGATAAGTTAATCTTTCACATTCATCTTTTATTTGCGGTATATCTGTAGCTCTTATTACATCAATAATAATTTTTTCAGAAAAAATTTTAAATTTTTCTTCAAATTCATCATTATTTTGAAAACAATAAATTCCATTCAACATGAGTTTATATTTATATTTATTTTAAAATCAAGAAAAAATCTTAATGTAAAATAAATCATAGTAATTTTTTATTGTTTTTTTTTAATATCTTTTGTATAATAAAAAAATGAAAGCCAACGAATTCTATTGTGTAAAGTGCAAAAAATGTGTATGTGTAAATGACAAGAATGTATCCGTTACAACATTGAAAAACAAAAGACCATGTCTTAGAGGAAATTGTGAAAAGTGTAAAACCAAATTATGTAAATTTATCAAAATGTCAGATGAAAATAAATTCAGAAGTAAATTTCGTTCTCATAAAAGATCCAGAACAAAGTCCAGATCAAAGTCTAGATCCAAGTCTAGATCCAAGTCCAGATCCAAATACAGGCGTCGTTCAAAGACTAATTAATTAGTGTAATAAATTAAATTTTCTATAACTGTAAATGTTATTATTTGACCTCCACAAACTCTAAAAAGTCTTAATTCTAATCCTTTGAAAAAAGTTTGAAATCCTTCTTTTTTTACTATATCTCTTATAGCTAAAAAAATAGATTTATAATTGTATTTTGGATTCATAAATCTAGTTTTCAAGACATCGACTGGATTTGTTATCATTGGACCGATAGAACTACTTATCAAGCTAGACAAAACAATTTTAATTAAACTTGGTTTTTCATTATCTTTTACAAATAATGTTCTCAATTTATAATATACTGAAAAATTAAAAGCTTGATTGATTGATTGTCTAATACATGTTGTTGTGTACCCTCTATATAGACCAAAATATCCTTTTTCTTTTATAATATTTTGGATACATATTAGAGGTTTTTTTTGATATGTAGTTTGTAAGTTAGTTTTTACAAGTTCAAAAGGAGTAATAAATAAAGATTCAATAGTTCCAGCAATAATACCGGCGCCGAAATTGTGAAAGAAATTATTGTTTTTTGATTTCATAATTTCGAAGGTTGAAAATCTTAAAAAATATTTAACAAACATTTGTCCTGTAAAAGGAGTTAAACCTTTATAAAGAATACTAGGGCTTTTTAAAAGAGGTTTTATACCATTATATTGGTTAGATTGTCTTAAAACTTTGATAGTATCAAAAGGTTGCATACAAATAGATTCTACAATTCCGGCAATAGGAGCAAAAATTATTTTTCGATTTTCATAATATCTGGAATTGTAAAAAAAAATAGTCATAATTTATAAAATACAAGATTTTTTTATAAATTATTTTTTTCAGTCGCAATCATCATCATGGCTAATATAATTTTTATTCAATTTTCTTATAATAAGGTTTACCAAAAAAATTTAAAAAAGTATTTTTCATATCCTCAAAACTTGGTGTTATTGTATAATATTTAGCAGATATAACATTATTTAGACAATACTTACTTTCTTCTTTTGAGACAATTCTTTTGCAATATACACATAAATAATTTGAGCTATGGTATCCTAATTTCATACATTTTATTTTCATTTTTACTATATATACGCATTTTAAAAATCATTTATTATTTTTAGTAAATAAAAAATTGAATTATTATTTTATAATTTAATTTTATAATATATAAAATGAATATTCTTAAAGTTAAAAACAAGTATTTAAGTGAAACTGATACTGACTATAGTAGCGATGATACTAAAAGTAAAGACTTTAAAGACTTCAAAACACATAATATATTGGAAATGAAATGTGATTGTAAAATAAAAAATTCTTTTTGTGAAAATGGGATATGTCAATTACCTGAAATAAATCAAATATTATTTACAGTATTAAATAAACTAAAATGTATTGAAAAACAAAATCATAAAAAGTAATTAAAAAAATATTTTTATCCAATAAGCAAACGAATGAGTATTATCACTGAAAAATTTTTCGATTTTGATGACGATGATAATATTCGCAAATATATAGATAAATAATATGAATAACGAAAAAAATACAGAAAAAAGGCTTTCTGAAATTTATATTGACGAATTTTTTTTTTATTTTGTTATAATAAAATGGAAAAAACACCAGATAAAAAAAACACCTGAAAGACCGGATAGAAAAAGACAACGACCCAAAAATCTTGATAATTTTGTATTAGGTGACGACAATGTATTAGGTGACAATGTATCTAAGAAGAAACAAAAACGTGTTTTTGAAATGACAAGTAATGATACTAGAATACCAAAAGATATAGAATCAGTAATTATAAAAAGTAGTGTTACGAATATTGGAAAAGATGCTTTTTATAAATGCACTTCTTTAACTTCTGTGGAATTTGAATCACCAAGTAGAGTTACGAATATTGGAAATTTTGCTTTTTATGGTTGCACTTCTTTAACTTCCGTGGAAATACCAAGTAGTGTTACGAATATTGGAAATTTGGCTTTTAAAGATTGCACTGGTTTAACTTCTGTTGTAATACCAGATGGTGTTACGAGTATTGGAAATGTTGCTTTTGAAGGTTGCACTGATTTAGCTTCTGTGGAAATACCAAGTAGTGTTACGAATATTGGAGAATTTGCTTTTTAAGGTTGCAGTTCTTTAACTTCTGTTGTAATACCAGATGGTGTTACGAGTATTAGACGATTTGCTTTTGAAGGTTGCAGTTCTTTAACTTCTGTGGAAATACCAAGTAGTGTTACGAGAATTGGAATAGGTGCTTTTAAAGGTTGCAGTGGTTTAACTTCTGTGGAAATACCAAATAGTGTTACGAATATTGGAGATGGTGCTTTTCCTAATAAAGAATCATTGACAATAATAGTTATAATGGAAATTATAGGTGATAATAGATTAGTGGATATTTTAACAAATCTTTTTCCAAATGTTAAAGTTATAAACGATTACTCATATTTATATGCGATAAAATATAATTATGACGAAAAAAAAACAGAATTAGATGACGTAGAAGAAGAAGGATTAAATATATTATTAAATCGTGACTATATAATTGAAGATTTGTTATCATTTTTAAAAACTAATTCAGATGAACAACTTGATGGAAAGAATAAAAGAAAAAAATCAAATAAAAAAAGTAAAAAGATGAAAAGAAAATCCAAATCAATTAAGAAGAATAAAAGTAAGAGAAAATCCAAATCAATTAAGAAGAATAAGAATAAACATTTGAAATGATTTTTTATTTTTAATTTAAAAAATAATATAGTGCAAAAATACATGAAAAGTCTTAAACAAGCAGGATTACAATTATGGCCAGAATATACAAAATTATAAATATAACAGTTATATTTTATAATTTTTTTTATTATTTAAAAAAACCTAAATATTTATTAAAAATGACATCTAATAGTCCAAATAATAATACTTTTTATGTTAAAGAATTTAATCCGGAAATTATTGCACCAAATACTGAAGCTTTAGCTGAGACAGAATCTTTTGGTGGGAGTAAAACTTTCGTAATAGGAAAGCCAGGATGTTTTACAAAAAACACACAAATTTTAATGTATGATGGAACGATGAAAAATGTTCAGGATGTTAAAGTTGGAGATGTGGTTATGGGAGATGACTCAACATCCAGAAATGTAATTGAATTATGTAATAATTTTGATGAAATGTTTAAGGTAGTTCCTTCTAGAGGAGAATCTTATACAGTAAATAAACAGCATAAATTAGTTTTAAAATCATCATCAGGGTATAATAAAAAAAGTGAAATAGTAGAAATCACGGTTGAAAATTATTTGAAAGAAGCTAAAACTTTTAAAAATAGAATGAAAATTTTTAGAGCTCAAGTTGAGTTTAATCAACAAAGAGTTGATTTAGACCCTTATCAAGTAGGTCGTTCTTATTCTGATAATATCCCAAGAGAATATATAATAAATACAAGAGATATAAGGTTAAAATTATTGGCAGGAATACTGGATGATAATTGTGTTTATGAAAATAATTGTTTAAAATATGATATTTTTAATCGCAATGTGGATGATCTTGTCTTTTTAGCAAGAACCTTAGGATTTTTTGTTATAAAAGAGAATGGATCTTGTTTTATTTCAGGAAATCTTAATGAAATACCATTTAAAAATTTTTCTAAATTTCAACAACAAAATGTAGATGAAAATATTTTAGAAACCGATTTTGAAATTGAACCACAAGGAGAAGGTGAATATTTCGGTTTTACATTAGACGGAAATCATAGGTTCTTATTAGGAACTTGTGATGTGGTAAGAAATACCGGAAAATCGACTATTATTGCAAGCTTATTATATGCAAAAAAACATATCTTTCCGGCGGCAATAGTATTTTCAGGTTCAGAAGATTCGAACGGATTTTTTCGTAAGATAATGCCGAGTACTTTCGTTTTTAACGAGTATAATGAAGACCAGTTAAAAAGCTTCATTCGTAGACAAAAAATTGCAAAACAACATCTACAGAATCCTTGGTGTGTTTGTATTTTAGATGATTGTACTGATGACACACGAGTTTTCAATACACCTTTACAACAAGGAATTTTCAAAAGAGGCCGTCATTGGGCGTGTTGGTACATAGTTTCTCTTCAGTATGCAATGGACGTGAAACCCGTAGTGAGAACAAACGTGGATGGTGTATTTATACTAAGAGAACCCATATTGAAGAATAGAAAATCATTATGGGAAAACTACGCTTCTATCATACCTGATTTCTCTTTGTTTTGTACTTTGATGGATGAGCTTACATCTGATTATTGTTGCATGTATATTTCAAACCAAACAAAAACTAATGATTGGCGTGATTGTGTGTACTGGTATAAAGCACCAATTATTCCAGAAGGCTGGAAATTTGGTTGTCCAGAGTATCATCAATTTCACAAAGATCGTTTCAATGAAGATTATGTTGATCCTTTTGATTAAATATTTTAATATTTCAAGGCTAATAATATAAACGTCAAAATAGTTTTCCACCAGACCTCTTTGTTAGAGAAAATATTTTTATTTTTTTCGAAAAAAATAAAAATACCGGCTTAAAGAAATAATATTACAAATAAAACAATGTCTCATTCAATCAATATCGTTAAACTTATTGAAGAAAATCCTAATACTAAACTATCTAAGCCTTATCAGGGTAAATTAATTAATAAATTAAAGGATAGTTTCTCAACAGAAGAGCAACAATTATTTATTTCAAGCTTTTACTGTTATTTAAATTATAAATCAGACGATTTTGTAGTAGATTTAGATGATATTTGGAGCTGGTTGGGTTATACAAAAAAAGACAAAGGTAAGGATTTATTACAAAAATATTTCATACTGGATGAGGACTACAAAATAATATTCCCTGATACGAGGGAATATTCCCAAGCCGGAAGACCAAAGGAAAAAATAACACTGAATATCAAAACCTTTAAGAAAATGTGTTTGAAAGCGAATACATCAAAAGCAAATGAAATTCACGAATATTACATAAAATTAGAGGAAACTTTACACGAGTTAGTAGATGAAGAATCAAACGAACTGAGATTACAGTTAGAAGAAAAAGAAAATATTATTGAACTTCAAGAAAATCTACTCGAAGAAAAAGAGGAAGAAAATTTAAAACAATCAAATCGTATAAAGCTTTTGGAAATAAAGACGTCTAAAAAAGTGGAGCGCACTGAAAATGGTAAAAATGTTATTTATTTAATAACTAATGAATATCTTAAAAATGATAGAACTTTTATAGTAGGAAAAGCTATTAGTTTAATTAATAGAATGTCTCAGTATAATAAATCGGCTGAGCATGAAGTTGTTTTCCAAAGAGAATGTAATAATGCAAAGCAAATGAGTTTAATTGAGGAAAATATACTGTATAAACTTGATAAGTACAGAGAAAGAGCAAATAGAGATAGATTTATATTACCAGAAGGTTTGTGTATTTCTTTATTTATAAATGTTGTTAACAAAGCGTGTGATTGGTTTGATGATGTTGACGATGATGTTGTAGTTGAAAGACTAACTGACGATAAAGATAAGGAATATTATGAAGATAACAAAGAATATATAAAAGAATATAAGAAACAGCATTATGAAGAAAATAAGGAAGAAATTAATAAAAAAAACAAAGCATGGTATGAGGAAAATAAGGAAGAAGTTAGAGTTTATAATCAAAAATATAGAGAAGAAAATAAAGATAAAATTAAAGAACAAAAAGCAATATATAAAGCAGAACATAAGGAAGAGTATAAAGAAAGAGATGCTAGATATTATCGTGAAAATAAAGAAGAATTTAAAATAAAGCAAAAATTATACAATGAAGAAAATAGAGAAAAAATTTTAGCTCAGAGAAAAGAATATTATAATAAAAATATTGAATCAATACGTGAAAAAGATCGTGCAAGAAATCCAAAAGTGATGTGTGAATGTGGTTTATCAATATGCAAAAGATCTTTACCAGCACATCGGAAAAGTAAAACACATGAAATGTTTATGAATAAAAAAAATGATGAAGACGGTGTTGACGATGTAGTTGATGGAGAAGTTGTTGTCGATGAAAACATTGATAATTGTGGTGTTGGTGATAAAATTGTCATTAATAATTTATTTTAATATTTCAAGGCTATTATATAATATAAAAGTCAAAATAGTTTTGGGGCAGCTGGCTGAAAACCTTTTTCCTGTGATCACAAGTTCCAGTGAAAGATATCAAAACCTGTTTATATTAATTTAATACCTATAAATATAGGTATTAAATTAAATTATTGCATCATTATATTTATTCAGTTCATCATTTGTTAGAATTGTTTTCTCAATATTCATAAAAGACATACATGTTTCTAAGTCAATTATTAATTGTTTTACATCAACTTTTATAATAACTTCGTGATTTTTCTCTAATTTTTTAGAATCAAATCGCGACAACATAACTTGCTCTAAAATTTTAGCTTTTTTTGTGTAAACTATATATTTAATTATAGACTTTGGATGTGTTCGTCTGTATTCCTTAAATCTTTCATTTACATCTTCACCATCATGGCCAATTTTATATTCTTCATCACCTAAATTAACTATATAAAAAGCAGGACCTTTTTGAAATTTATGATATTCACGTTTTTGTAAAATTGAATTGTGTTTTTTTGTAAGTTTTTTATATTCAATTATTTTTTCAGCTAAAGCATTCTGAATTTCTAATAATTGAGATTCAGACTTTTCCTGATCCTTAATTACAGCTCCAGTTATAGCAATTTCTCGAACCCATTTTGATACTTGTAATGCAAATTTTGGAGATATCCACTGTGCTAATTGAACAGCTAAATCAGGGTGAATCCAAGATCCTCCATATCGACCTTTACTTACATCTATACTTTTTAAAGCCGTATTTCCGTCTTTTGAGTTTTTTTTAACTCCGTTAATTCCCGGTTTTAAAAATGACCCGACTTCACTTTCCAAAGCCTTAATTAAATCTCTCGTTGATTCTAATCTTTTCCAATCGAAAAAATCTTTTTTACCTGCTTTGCACATTGCGGTTGCATTTACAAAAACATCTTCTTTTCTTGATTCTACTGTAACTCCATTGAATGTAAGAGCATAAACTGGTTCATTTTTAGTTTTCTTAATTTCAAGTAACTCACGCGTTTTCTTTTCTTTTTCTTCAACTTTCTTTTTCAGACAATCATTAATCATTTTTACAACATCATCTTTACGCGTTTTTTGTTTAACTTTTAAACCTAGCTTAGCTGCAATTTTGTAATATTGTTCACGGTTATATTTATTAACTCTATCGCTAGTTATTTCAGTTAAATTTGAAACTATATCATCAATGTTTTCGTCGAAATTAAACATAACCTCAACAGCTTTTGGTTTATTTTTCTTTTCTAAACAAGACTTGCAAAAAGAAAATTCATTTTTAATATCACATCCATAATAACAAACAAAAATATCATAATTCCTACTTTCATTACACCATAATTTATAAAAAAGAAGTATTATCACCCGCTGATGTAAAGAGAATATTTTCATTTTTCATATTTTTACTTTTACTTTTTTTCTTTTTATTTGATTTAGATTTTTTTCTTTTCTTTTTTTTCTTAGATTAACTAGTCCAAGTGGAAAAGTTTAGCCAATGGTAAGAAAACCATGCTATAACGAGCTTATTTGCGGAATATAATTTTAGTAAATTGTCTTTTTCTTTGTAGATTTGGATTTTCTTTTCATCTTTTTACTTATTCTCTTCTTAATTGATTTGGATTTTCTTTTCTTCTTTGATTTACTTTTTCTTATTTTCTTTATTGATTTTTTCTTCTTTGTTTTACTTTTTTTTATTTTCTTTATTGATTTGGATTTTCTTTTCTTTTTTCTGTATCCATCGGTCATCATCTTTTCTTTTATTTCTTTATCTGCAAATGACATTATAAATTTAATTTTATCTTTAGATTCTTGATCTAAATCATTTAAATTTAAATCATAAGATTCTTTACTTAAATTTTCGAGAAATGTTAAATAAGAAATATCTCGCAAACTTAAATTTTTATAAGAGATAAATCTAAATCCTATATTTTTAAAAATATTAAATATTACATGATTTTTCAAATTATTACATTTATCATCTTTATTATGATGATAATAAATAATTAAACGAATGTTATAAGTAGTATAAGTAGTATCATAATTTTTTATTTTAACTTCATTTATTTCAAGTATTTTAAACTCACAATTATCTATAACTATTAATTTTATAGGGCAACCATCAAAAGCAAATTCTCCAATCTTCGTAACACTACTTGGTATTTCCACAGAAGTTAAAGCAGTGCAACCTCGAAAAGCAAGATTTCCAATATTTTCAACACTATTTGGTATAATTACAGAAGTTAAAGCACTGCAATGTTCAAAAGCACCTTCTCCAATATTTTCAACACTATTTGGTATAATTACAGAAGTTAAAGCACTGCAATGTTGAAAAGCCTTTTCTTGAATATTCGTAACACTACTTGGTGATTCAAAATTAACAGAAGTTAAATTAGCGCAATGTGCAAAAGCAGATCCTCTAATCAACGTAACACTCCTTGGTATTTCCACAGAACTTAAAGCTCTGCAACCTTCAAAAGCATATTGTAAAATCATCGTAACACTACTTTCTGGTTCAAAAGTAACAGAAGTTAAAGAAATGCACTTACGAAAAGCACTATCTCCAATATACGTAACACTATTTGGTATTTCCACAGAAGGTAAAGATTTGCAACCATAAAAAGTATTATTTCTAATACACGTAAGATTACTTGGTAATTCCTCCTTAGATTCTTTTTTATAATCATCTTCTTTATTTTCACCTTCTTTACTTTCATCTTTAAAAGTAACAGAAGTTAAAGAAATGCACTCACGAAAAGCACTATCTCCAATACACCTAACACTATTTGGTATTTCCACAGAAGGTAAAGATTTGCAATTTGCAA